TCACCATGCACATCTTGGCACAGCCATGTTTTCCGCGTTCCTGTGAATAAATCATCAGCACTTCCAACCTCCCGAACCTATCACCAATTTCAACCTGCACAGCTTTTGCCATAATGAGCCTCCTTTTGATTGGAGACTCATCATAGCATAAGCTACTCAATGATGATTCATTCTACAACAATGCCTTGAAATTGTGCACCAGAACAGGTCAAATTCCCTGCCCAAGCCAAGATTTGTACTGCCGCATCTTGGTTGACCGAATAGCGTTGGCCGGGTGAAAGAGGAACCATGTTACGTTGTGCGTGAGGACGGTACTTCAAATAACGAGTATTCAGGAAGTACATCGTCTTGCTGGGGACACCGGCAGAACTCATGCCGATACCACCGTCCAGCACCACATCAGCGTCCATGTACTTCATCGACACGAAACCCAACTGGGCATCTTGCGCCGAAGTGAAACGCTGGATGTTCTGCAACGAAGCGGTGAAGTAGCCCCAGTAATTATTGTCCATCACAACGAGGTCAGGACGGTCGGAGCCGCGTACCAAGGAAGCCCACATCGCGTTCATCACGGCTTGGATGTTCGCAGAGGTGGTAGCGCCACCGTTGAAGGTGGAAGCGTCAAGGGTCTGGTTCTTCCAGAACGCCCAAGTGCCACGGTCAATGCCGCCATAACTGTTGGTGTTGACTGCGGGAACAGCAGCCTTCAAGCCGGTGATCTGCTTGCCGCCGGAACCCGTACCATCCGAGTAGATGCCGGAAGCAATCAGGTTCGCCATCGTCGCTTCGGCAACAGCCATGCGGGACTCAAGCAGGTCAATGATCTGCTCTTTGCCAGCGTTCTGGAGTTGTTCCAAGCCGGAGATGGTGACGGGACAGGCAGCCTGCTTGATATCGTACTGAGCGGCACTGATAACGTCGGACGCTGCGACCGGCAGAGTCTCGTAACCGCTGTAGTAGCCAGCATTGCCGTTCTGAGCGAAGCTGAGTTCCTCAAGGATGATGTTACCGCCGGAGAAGGTCTTGATGTTGCCGCGCTGCTTCAGACGGGCAAGCAAGGCGTTGTTGCTGGTCACGTTGTCGGCGATTGCGCCGGTACGGGATTGAATCGTGGTAGCGATGATGTCGCTGATTGCACTGTTCGGGAATGCCATTTTGAATCTCCTGAGATTATGAAGGGGTTACCGGGTTTTCCGTGATGGGCTGTGGAGCTTCACTCGGCGTACTCGGTGTTACGCCATTCATAATCGGTGGCACAAAATGCGTCCGATACACTACTGGTACATCCTGATCGAAGTCCGGTGTATCGCTGTACAACGGCCCGACAATCGTTTCAAGGAGCGAATTGCTCATAACCGCGCCCCACCAAATGCTGCTTCAATGCTGCTGCGAAGGTCGCCGTTGCCGACGAATGCGCCGTTGCCACCTGCTGCCGGAACACCTGTGACGCTGGACGCTGCGTTTTTTGCGCGTTGTGCCTGCTGGTGTTGCTGGTTGGCCGATTGCACCGTGTTTTGCCTCTGCGTCTGTGCATAAACCTCTGGGTTCATGCGAGTTGCCATAGCGTAGGCTTCTTCCAAAGACAAGTCAATACCACGTTTCGCACGACTGTCGATCAAATCCGCCATGTCCATCCGCACATCATCGAAGTACGGATACTTCGGGTCAAGGGCCATGCTCTCGACTGTGTGGTTGATCTGCTCCTGCGCCTGCTGACGCTGGGCCTGCTCCCGCTGCATGAGCGGAGCCAGCGCCTGTTGAAGCTGTTGCTGAACCAGCGCCTGAATATCGGTGTTCTGGGACTGCTGGGTCTGCGGTGCGCCAGCTAACGCCTCGTCGAGTGCCACGATGTCAATATCGTAGTCCTTGATGAACTGGGCCATCAGCGCAGCGCGTTGCCCCTTGGGGGCGCTGGACAGTTGATAGTCGGCGTTCAGCAAGTTCTGGACAGCCTGTATGGGGTTCGTTCCCAGCGCCTGCATACGGGCCTGATACGGGGCGATGGTCTGCTGGAACTGTTCGGCGAACTGACGTACCGGCGCAGTCTCCTGCAAGACCTTCTGGACTTCCATCTCACGCTTATGGACTTCCTGCCTTACGTGGAGGGGGATGTTGTTCCATTCCCCCTTGGCTTCCTTCTTCCACGATTGGGGAGCGCGATCAATCCGACTCTGCTTGACCGGAGGCGCATCTTCAGTCTTTGCGCCTTCAGGCTTAACCTCCGCCTTTGGTGCAGGCTGTTCCGCAGCCGCTTCAACAGGAGCAGTTTCTTGAGCAGGCTCATCCGCCGAAACTTCCGATGCTGCTGCAATATCGGTTTCAACCGGAGTATCGGCTTGCGTTTCAGTGGATGGAGTTTCAACAGTTTCAGCTTCCTTGATTGCACTTTCCAATGCCTCGCGTAGTTCAGCCATGATGGATTTATCCTTAGTAGTTTTTTGAGTTGATTACTTCGGCGATGGTGCGCCGCGTTTCTTCCCTGTACTCCGCACTGGGCGCGGAGGGCTGGTAAGTTCTTTTGAACGGGAGTCCCGCGAGGTCAGCAGTCGGGACGACATTATGACGGGCGCAATGGTCACGCATGCCAGCACGGCCAGAAACAACGCTCCCATCGATAGGGCTACGGAAGGTGGGGAGGTCTGGAAGTATTGCCGGCCCCCGATTTGTGTCTGCATTTGCTGTCACCTCATCAATGGGAACAAGTTCCCCGTTAATCATCCGCCACCTATGCCTCGCCATGTTTCGGCCCCTTCTCGATCTGTTTGGCTTTCTGTTCAGCAGCCATCTCCGAATGACGAAGTGACTGCTCCGACTTCATCGCTTGAGACTCAAGCGTGATGGCATCCTTCTGCTGCTGCATCGCCATCTTCTTGTTCTCGATCTCCATCTGCAACGCGAACTCCTGCTGCATCTGCTGCATCTTGAGCGCGAACTCCTGCTGCATCTGCGCCATCTGCATCCGGTGTTCTTCAGCCTGCATCTGGAGTTGAGCTTGCTGCTCCTGCTGGGCCATCGCCATCTCTTGCTGCTTTTGACCGGCCTGCATCTGCATCTTCTGCTGCTCAGTCTGCTGCTTGAGTTGAGCATCCTGCTGCTTCATCTGCATTTCCAGTTCCATCTTCTGCTGGTCAGGGTCAGGCTGGGGATTCGCTTCAGCCTGCATCTTCTTCTGCTCCATCTCGGCGATGGCCTTGTCCATGAACCCTTCGACCTCTTTGCCCACCCGGAAACCGGCAACGCCGAACATCAGCAGTTTTGCCATCATCGGGATGAGGTCGGGAGCGTTCTGGCCGACTGTGGCCGCCGATTGCAGGAACGTCGCCGTAGCGTTGAGGAACTCGGTGCGCTCCTGCTTTTGAGCGGTGAAGTCGATCTGCGCCATCGCGTCGGACTGGATAGTGACGCGCCACTCCATCTCGTCTTCGTTACCTTTCAGCAGTTGCAGGGCGGGGATGACCAACTGCTGGTCAGCCTGCTCCAAGTTCTCAACGTTCGCCATCTGCGCCAGAATCTGCGGGTCGAAGTGCTTGCAGAGAATCTCGGCCTTGATCTGGAGGATGTCCTCCGCGAAGCGCACCACCTCGTCCTGCAACTTCTGGATGCGAACACTGGCGAACTTCGCTTTCAACTCCTGTGCGCCCAGTGTCTCGCTGGCCTTGGTATTGCCCCGCACGATATCGTTGATGCCCGTCAGTTCGTAGATCTGCGACTTGATAGCCTCACGGTGCGCCTGAAGCTGGCCCAACGCCTGAACGATTACTTCTAGAGGGAGCCAATCCACCTGACCTTTGACCCCACCCTTTTCGGCGAACATTGCCCAGTTATCGACCGGAATGAGGGTGTTGTCATAACCCTCAGTGAGCATCCTTTGAATACCATCTGCGCTCCGGTCGTAGACACCAGTGACCTTGCAGGCCACCACCAAGAGGGATATGCGGTTATTAACCTCATCGAGTTCTCCATACTGATCCTGCAACATCGCATAGTCAGGCTTGGGCCGGCAGTTGCTGGTAGAGAGGTTGGCAAACAGCGGCTTGGGACACGGCTCGAAGTGTTCGCTCAGTTGCAGCGGGTCATCTTTAACCTCCAGCAACTCATCCATGCCCTTGCTGAACCAGATGACCTCCTTGGCTTCCTTGTCCCAAATCTCGTAGATACAGGCACGTTTGAACACGATGTTGGTCGGACTGTTGTCATCGGCCTTGAGGTTCTTGGTGGCATAGTCGAGGGGGATGCGTTTGCCCTTCTCCTCACCGAACCGCTTGATGAGCGCATCGCGGGTCATCGGAACCTTCCGCGCTACCCAGCGCCGCTCCGACCAGACGCGGCAGGGCGACCACAGGAAGTCCTCCCAATACACATAGTCGATGCAGACCTCCTGCTTGACGATGCGCTCCAGCGGGTTGCCTTCGGGGGTCATGCCCATCTCGGCAGGCTGCTCCTCAGTCTCTGTCTCCAGTCTGATCCATGCTGTCCCCAGACCCGCTACCAGCCGGTCACTGACCGCATGACGCATGACCTGATCGAAGTCGCACTCCGGTTCCGCCATGTCCTGCTGGATCGAGCGTTGCAGGATGGTACTGGCGACTCGGGCAACGTCGTCGTTCATGTCGTGGAACTTCCTCGACACATCCGCCGTCGGGATGTTGGCATACAGGGATGCCTCCATGATGCCGACGTTGGTGTTGAAGATGTTGATCCACTTCTGATTGACCTGAACCGCATCACGGTCGTCGATGTACCGTCTGACCACGCTACGGGCCGACTGCTGGAACTTGTCGAGTTCCTTCTCGGCGTAGGTGATCTCGGTGTGCCAGCGGTCGCGCTTCCCCTTGGGAGTGGCTTCCAGCTTGGCGAGGCTGTCGATTGTGCCAGCAGCGGTGCTGGTGTCTTGGTATTGGTTGCTCATTTCTTTTTCCTCAGTGCTGCGGAGAGCATGGCACTGCCTTTATCCGCCTGATTGAAGTCTTTGGCAACCTTCTGGGGAATGCCGACCTTTTTGGCAAACTGCGGGTTATGCGCGGCTGCCGCCATTGTCCTTGCCTGCTTGGGAGAACTGCTGGGCATCGTCAAATCCTTTTCGTCCGGTAATGAGAACGCTCACGATCTTCCCACAACTCGTTCAGCGTAGCCTCGTGTGCATACTTTACAGGTTTTGGGGGAGGTGCGGGGGGTGCTGCACTGGCGAGGCTGGCAAGTCGCCTGCCCAGCAGGCTGAGAGCATCAACCCCGTCATCGACTCCCTGACCCAGCGCGTTCGGGAAGGCCAGCAACTCCTTCACCAGCCACTGGTTCCACTCGGCCCGTTTGAGGTGGATCAGACCCCTCTTGAACATGCCGCGCAGGGACGCTGCACGAGTCTCCTTGTCCTGACCCCGGATCGGCAGCGCCTTGTACGGTATGGGTATGCCGCGCTCCCGCGCCTTCGCCGCCAGCAGTTGAACATACACCTTGCTGGCGTTGTCGTCGTCGATCAGACACTCCATCGGTTTGT